TCACCGACGATCAGAACGTGGCCCAATTCTTCCAGATCAACAAAATGGAAATGGATCAGTTCGGCAGGCCGTCGATTGTGAATGCTATTGGCTCGCTGGACGTGGATATCATTATCGATGAAGGGCCGGACGCGGTAAACCTGCAGGGCGATAGCATGATGGTGCTGCAAAGCCTCGGTCCGCAATTCCTGCAGCAGTTCCCGGAAATTGCGATTGAACTTTCACCATTGCCTAGCTCGGTCAAGAAACCGATGCTGGATAAGATCAAGGCGAAGATGAACGCCCCGCCGCCGCCTGATCCGAAAGTGATGGCGATGCAGGCTAAGGCGCAGATTGACGGCCAGAAGGCCCAGCAGGACGCTGCATTGAAGGAGCGTGACGCCGCCCTCAATGAGCAGCAGGCGCAAAGGGACGATCAGCGGGCTTCCCAGCAGGCCCAGATGGATATCCAGATCGAGCGCATGAAGGCGGCAAATCAGATCGAGATTGAGCGGATCAAGGCAGAGGCCGATATCCAGATCAAGCGGATGGAAGCCGCAGTTAATGCCCGGATGGCTGCACAGAAACACGATCAGGACATGGATATTGCGAAGGACAAGGCCGCCTATCAGGCGCAGCTCGCAAAGTCCAAACCGGCGCAACGCGCCAGCGCATAGAGATCGCACGAACCGGCGATACAGGTTCACTCGCACGCCTGAGCGACAGAGGGCATACGTGATCGCACGAAACGCGAGAGGACTAGACCATGACTGTTGAGAATGAGGAGCTAAACGAGGACTCGTTGTTTGATGAGGCTGTAACGGACGCCCCGGCAGACCCGCCGGAACCGCAGCCCGATCCTGAGCCACAACCGGAACCTGATGCGCAATTGACGCCAGCACCGGGCGATAAGCCCGTGGTTGACGACAATGCGGCCATGATCCCGTCTTTCCGCCTTAAACAAGAGGCGGATGCGCGCAGGCAGGTTGAAGCGGACTTGGCCAACGAGCGCGCCGACAAGGCGGCTTTGCGGCAACGTTTGGAGGCTTTGGAGAAACCGGCCGCAAAGGTCGAAGTATCCAAGGCTACAAAGCCCGATCCGCTTCTGGACCCGGAAGGATACGCCAAAGCTGTTCGCGAGGAAGTTCGTGAGGAGATGTTGGCGGAACGCCGGGAAACCAGTCTCGCCAACGCTCACAAGACCTACAAGACGGAGTTTGAAGAGGCTTACGCGGCTGCTCAGAAAAACCTTGACCCTGCGCTCAAGGCTCGAATGCAGGCATCCCGCGACCCCGGCGAAACTCTGATCGAGTGGCACCGTGAGGCCAAGGCGAAAGCCGAGGTCGGAACGGACCTTGCCGCGTACAAGCAAAAGCTGCGCGAAGAAGCTCTGAAAGACCCGGAGTTTCGCAAAGCGGCAATGGAAGCTTGGCGCGATCAAGCCTCAACTCAAACCAAAGATGGCCGTCCTCGCATCGATCTCGGCCCCTCACTGAATGGCGCAAGCCGTTCGAACGCGTCGCTTCGCTCAGCAATGGATGCTGATGTGGACGACGACTCTCTCTTTGAGCAAACCACGGCCTGATCTGATCCGTATCCGATGAAAACCACCCGCCCTGACCGGCGGGTTTTTTGTTGGGCGGAAGTGACGGCCATTATCTGAAAGGCATCGGCCAATGGCCCTCACTTCCAATCACGTCAACAACGAACTCATCAAATTCCGCAGGACGGCGGCAGTCGATTTCCTGCGCAAGAACCGTCTGGACCCGTTCATGGGGTCGGACACCACTTCGCCGATCGTACGCCTGAAAGACCTGTCTGCGGACGGAAAGTCGATCAACATCCCGCTGGTAACCCAGCTTTCGGGCAATGGCGTTGGCGCCGGCACGCTGCGCGGCAATGAGGAATCTCTGGATTCCTACGGCATGCCGATCTTCGCCGATTGGGCACGTAACGCGGTCGCCAACAACCGCGCCGTGAACAAGGAATCCTCGTTCTCGGTTCGCTCCACGGCCCGCTCGCTGCTCAGCGGTTGGTCGCGGCGTATCGTGCGCGATGACCTCGTGGATGCCTTGCTGTCGATCCCAACCGCTGCTGCGCAGGCCAACCGCTTGACCAGTGTCAACGGCGGCAACCGGGTCAACGGCATCAAATGGTCGGCGGCGACCACGGCCCAGAAGAATAGCTGGGTCAGCGCCAATCAGGACCGAACTCTGTTTGGTTCCGTTGTTGCAAACAACTCCACCACGTTCGCAACCGCCGCCGCCAACGTCGATTCCACCAACGACAAGATGACGGCTGCTGTCGGCTCGCTGGCGAAAAATCTCGCCCAGCAGTCCGGTGTCGATCCGAACAACCCGGGTGTCTACAATGGCCGGCCCAAGATCACGCCGTGGATGCAAAAGGACACCGATCAGGAATGGTATCTTTGCCTGCTCGGCTCCCGCGGCATGCGCGATCTGAAGGCCGATCCGGTCATGTACCAGGCCAACCGGGACGCCCGCGCCCGTGAGGGCAACCCGACCAAAAGCAACCCGATCTTCACGGGCGGCGGTCTGGTTTATGACGGCGTGATCTATCTGGAAATCCCGGAAATCACCCAGCGCCTGCTGCTTGCGGGCATTGGCGCCAGCTCCATCGCCGTCGAGCCTTTCTTCCTGCTCGGTCAGGGCGCAATGGCCTATGCGCTCGGTCAGATGCCGCGCCCCACCCAGCTTGAGGACGGGGATTACGATTTCGTCACCGGCATGGGCATCGAGGCGCAGTACGGCGTCGGCAAGATCGCCAAGGCTCCGCTGTCCACCGCAAACGCCACGGTCGGCGATTTAGTGGATTGGGGCATGGTGACCGGCTTCGTCTCTGGCGTCGCGAACGCTTAACCCCAAATCTGAAAAGGAAACATCATGACTTATCGTAAGGATTGGGGTCAGCCCCAGCAGGGCGGGCAGGGTTTCGCCCGTACCCGTAAATCGTTCGGCCGCACGGTTGCTCTTGCCGTCGCCGATCTTGTCACTGGAAATACTGTCGGCGCCTTCATGGTGCCGGCCGGATTTGTCGTGACCGGAATTATCGCGGTGGCAACTGATATGGATTCCGGCGCGGCTGCGCTCACGCTGAGCGTTGGCGATTCCGGAAGTGGCACGCGGTATTTGTCGGCATCCACCATCGGACAGGCCGGCACTTCCACCACAACGCTGGCGTCAACCGGCCTTCTCTACAAGAACACGGTGGATACCGAAATCCTGATCACCGTCACGCTTCAGCCGGCTACGGCGGTTGCTGGCACGGTCGATCTTCGCCTTGACGGCTACATGGAAAACTGAAGGAACATGAACATGCAAAAAGCAACTGCAACCTATGTCGCCCCATTCGGAGACAACAAAGTCGTCGAAATGGGCGGCGTGACCTTCTTCGATGGGAATCCGGTCGAACTCAACTCGGTCGATCATCCCCATCTTATGTCGAAGCTGGCGAACAACCAGCATTTCGATGTCGAGGTCGGCAAGGACGACGAAAAACCCGTCCCGGCCGCGAAGAAACGAGGCCGGCCATCCGCCAAGGATATCGCTGCGGCAAAGGAAGCTGCGGCCAAGGCTGAAGCGGATGCCAAGATTGCCGCCGACAAGGCCAAGGCTGCGAAGGCCGATGCCGATGCTGCGGTCAAGGCCGGCGGCGGGGAAAAGACCGATAAGGTCAAAGAGCCCGCGACCAAAGAGCCTGCTGAGGCTTGATCAATCGGGGCGGTCTACGGGCCGCCCCTTTGCTTTGTGAGGCCCGATGTCAAAGACCCGCCAGCAAATCCAGTTCAAGGCGTTATCGATCCTTGTTGGGGGTGATATCGGGATTTCGCCCTCCGCTGAAGATGCCGATGCGCTCGACGGCTATATTGACGCTGAGGTCGCAGAATTAAATGCGGACGGCACGATTTATATCAGCGACCCCGACGATTTGCCTGACGAATTGTTTCTCACGTTCTGCAAGCTTGTTGCGAATGCCGCTGCGGAAGAATTTGGATCGGTGTCCGATGAAGCCAAGGCGCTGCAGTGGCGGAATAGATTGCGCGTCATTGCCCGGCCCACGCCGGGGTATGGCCCGCAACAAGTGGAATATTTCTGATGGCCGATCTGTGGGATGGGCTTATGGGCGTCGGGCAAGGCTTCGCTAATGGCGCCCGGTCGTTTGGTGATCAAGCTAGATGGGCAATGGGCGCGTACGGTAACTCGCCGCAGCCAGCACTATACGCCGGAGGTCCGGATTACCCGTCGAAAGATGACGCCAATGCCTACGTCAGGAATAATTATCCGACGGATGGCGTGCATATGTTTCACGTTTCGCGCCCGGAAACTATGTACACGCCATTAGGAATGAAGCCGAGCCCCGGCGGCAGGGAGCCAACAATTGGAGAGTTTATCGACGGCGCGGCCACACGCGGCCAGCTGATGCTGTATCTTCAACATTTATTCGAGAACAGAAAGTGACTGCTGTCCCGACCCCGTTTCCACTGTCATCAGCACCGGGAGCGACAAGCCAAGAAAGCGCAGGCCGACTGATCAACTGCTATGCCGAGCCGTTGGGCAAGGACGTTAATGCAGACAGACATTTCAAACCGCCTGCCGTGGTTTGGAGAAAATCGCCGGGCCTTTCACTGTTTGGAGCATCAACTCAGACAGGCTTTCGCGGCCAAATTCTCGTTGACAACATCCTCTACACGGCATGGTCAGGAAAGGCGACGCGATTTAGCTCTACTGGTGTTGAGACGGTTTTATCCGGAGCGCTGATCGGGACTGAAAAGGTCTTTTGGGCGCGCAATAATAAATCCCCTCCTGACGTTGTATGTGTGGCTCCGGCTACTGGCGCTTTTACCGTCACCACCGCGGCGGTCTCTGCATTTGCCGACGTGCACGTTGGCGCCCCGAACAGCGTCGGGTTCATGGATGGCTATTTTATCTTCACCTGGGGCGACGGTACATTGCAGGCATCCGGTCTCAATGATGTCACGATTTCTACACTCGACCGGACCAAGGCGCAGTCGAAGCCGGGCGGATTAACCCGCGGCCTTCCATTCAACGGCCAATATTATGCAATGGGACCGAACTTCGGAGAGGTCTATTCTAACACGGCCAATGCAACCGGATTTCCGTTCACGCGGTCCTATGTCCTGCAAAGGGGGTTGCTTAGCCCATACGCCATAGCGGGGCATGAGGACGGTTTCGGGTCTGCCCTGATGTGGGTTGCCGATGATAATTCGGTGGTGCAGGGCAATGGCACACCGAATCCGCTGAAGATTTCGCCGCCCGATCTGGAAAGATTAATTGCTGGCGTGGTGGATAAGACGACGCTGGAGGCTTCTGTCTACATTTCGCAAGGTCATCCCAAATGGGTGATCTCTTGCCCGGCATTTACATGGGAATTCGACCTCGGCTCCCAGAAATGGAACGAACGGGCGAGCTATCTTCAAGCCAGATGGCGCGCAATCGGCGGGTGTTCTGCTTTCGGGAAATGGCTTGTTGGAGATACCCAAGGCGGGCGGCTGCTCTATGTCGATCCGCTGGCCTACCTTGAATACACAAGCCCTCTTGTGATGCAGCTTGACAGCGGGCCGGTCCAGAATTTTCCAAACAGGACGAAAGTTGCGAGGGCTGACTTTAATTTTGTTACGGGCGTCGGCATTGCGACCGGAACCGATCCTATCGCCACCACGCCGAAGGTTGGAATTTCATGGTCCAACGACGGCGGGATTACCTACGGCAATGAATTCACCCGCGAGCTGGGCAGGCAGGCCGAGACGGCGCGAATTACGGTGCTGAGAACTGGAATGACGGGCAACACCGGCCGGCGTTGGCGGTTGAAAAGCTCCGATCCGGTGTACGGCGGGTTTTTAGGTGGGACGCAAGACGTTAAGTTGAGGAATCACTGATGAGACCGCTGCCCGGTCTGGATGTGCCTGTCGTTAATCCACAGACCGGCCTTATGACGCAGGCATGGTTCGAATATTTCCAACAGCATCAGAAGCTCGCTCAGTTGCCGGACGTTTCGACGACCGCGCCAACTGACGGTCAATCGCTCAAATACGTTGCCGCAACTCAGAAGTGGACACCCGGCTAATGGGCCTCTTTGATCTGTTTAGCAATAATAGTGCGGAGCTTGCCGCAAACCAGCGCAACCAAGGCTTGCAGGCTGGTTACGACAAGCTGACCACGCAGTACGGCGCGGGCCGTGATGCGCTTTCCACGGGCTACGGCAACGCGTCCAATGCCTATCAGAATCTGATGGGTGGTGCGAATGCGGGCGCTGGGGCCTATGGCGATGCCAGCGGCGCAAACGGCGCCGGCGGCTTGCAACGTGCCACACAGAATTTCCAGAGCAGCCCGCTTTATGGGGCCTATGGCTTCTCGCTCGACCAAGGTTTGCAGGGATTGAACCGCACTCATGCAGCGGCGGGCAATCTCAACAGCGGTAACGCCGATACCGACGCGATGAAGTTCGCAAGCGGGTTGGCCGGACAGCAGTACAACAATTATCTGCAGGGCCTCAGCCCGTATCTTGGTCAGCAGAACGCGGCTACAGCCGGCTATGCGAACGCTCAAGCCGGCCTCGGTGGCGGCTTGAATAGCTCCTACATGGCTCAAGGCAATGCTGCGAATGCCAACGATACGGCGCAGGGCGCGTCTACTGCAGCGGCCACCATGAACAATTACAATGTCGGGGCCAATCAATTTGGCGCCCTCATGGGTGCTGCAAACCTAGGCGCCAGCGCCTTTGGTGGCGGCGGTGGATTTAATCTCGGGCCAACCTCTCTTGGCGGCCCCGGCGGACCTAAGCCGGTAAGTGGCGGTCTATTCAGCATGTTTGGTGGCTAATGGCCGATATTGACCAGATCATTGCGGGCGGCGCAGGTGCCAGCTCCCGTGTGGACTTTTCTGGGCTATCAAATATCTCCAAATCCTATTGGCAAGGCCGTGACGAGTTCGCGAAGAATGATCTGCGCGATGCTTTCAAGGGCGGCGTACCGTTAACACCGGACGGTCAGCCTGACTTCGGTGCGATGTCAAAAGTGTTGATGCAGAAGGGCGCGTTGGATCAGGGGATAGCGACTTCCAATCTGGATTTGCAGCGTCAGAATTTGAAATTCGGTCAGGATCAGAGCCGGAGTATTCGGGACTTTGAAGGTGGTGCCGCACCAACGCAATCTACCATTGTCAGCCCGCCTTCAGCTAACCGCTCGGCTTCCGCAGTCGTCGCGCCACCCCTCAACAAGGGCGGTGAAGTGCCGCAAGGCCAGCCAACGCTGGGCCAGCCGCGGCAGCCCACGGTGATGACCGTCCTTGCCCAGCATGTGCCAAACGATCAGTTGGGTGCGGCGTCGGAATCCGTCGCTCGTCAGTTGGGCGTGAAGCCAACCGACCCGATTGACGTAAATGATCCGAGAATATCGAATGTGCTCAGGCCTGCCGTAGCGCAGATTAAACGGATGGGATTGGGGCAAGTCCAGCAACCCGTGCCGCAGCCGCAGCAGCCCGTGCAGGGTCAGCCTTCGCCAGTAACCAATTCTGTAACTACGACGCAGGCTCCGCAAGCCCCGTCTCGTGTAGAGCAGAGCATCGCATATTACGCCGGCATCATGAGCGATCCGCGCTCGCCGAAACAAAATGTAGACCTAGCCAAGACGAGATTAGAGGCGCTACAAAAAAGCAATGAATTAACTCCTCTACAGAAAGAATATGCCCAAGCCGTTACGCAGGGTTTCAAGGGGCCGATTCAGGATTATGAGACCGAGCGCGAATCTGGCAAGGCGGCCGCGACCGAACGCGCGAAGGCTGATGTCAAGGAACAGCAGTCCTATATTGAAGCTGGCAAGGCCGCGTCTCAGCGGCTTGGCACGCTCAACACGCTTTCAAATATCATTTCCAGCGACAAGAACCTTACCCTTGGTTTTGGTGCGGAAACTGCGCTGAAGGCCAAGATGGCCTTACAGCAACTCGGGATTAATGTCGGTGATCTGTCTGGGGCCGAGGCGATCCAGAAATTGAACGCAAGCCTTGCGTCGGAGATGACAAAGGCGCTCGCGTCACGGCCTACTCAATTCGAGTTCAAGACGTTCCTCGCCAACAATCCGGGCCTGCTGCTCGACAAGTCGGGAAATGTTCGTCTCATCAGTTTGTTTTCGCAGCTTGCGAAGCGCGAATATGACCTTGGGAAACTGGCCCGGCAAAATCAAGAAAACTGGAAAAACTGGGATCAAGTTGTAGAAAAGTATGACGCCGAAAAGGGTCATCAGATTATTGATCCGATCACAAAACAGGTGCTATCTACTAATTCAATCATTACACCTGGGCCGGGCAAGACAACAAATAATTCCGGCGGCGCCACGACAACGATTTCCTCAAAGGCCGATTACGATAAATTACCTTCAGGCGCGAAATTCACGGGACCGGACGGGAAGCCATGGCAGAAGCCTTAAACCCCGTCGATTGGGGCGCGTCTCCTGTAGACGGGCCGGCTCATTGGGGAGCCGTTCCTGTAGAAACCTCTCCAGCGCAGCGGATGCTTGTCGATTTTGGCAATCAAGGCGTCGCGGCAAGCCAGCGCACCACGCCGATTATCTCGGCTCATATGCCGAATCTAATTTCGTCTGAAGTGCATGAGAATGACGCCGGCGAGGCCATGTTCCGCGATCCGCAATCAGGACAAGTCGTCCCGACCGATAGCGCGAAGCATGTCATCCTGCGCGATCCGAGTGACAACACGCTGAAAGTCTTTGCCCGCACGCCAGATACCAACGAGGGCGTTGCAGCTTCAGCGGGTCGCCTGATCGGTACGGGCATGGCCGCAAGCCCGATGAGCGTTTCAAAGCCCACTCCAGCGGCCATCAGCGCCGCGGAACGCATTGGCGTCGATGTCCCGAAGGGGATTGCGACGGACAGTCCGCTTACGGCGTTTACGGCCCAGGTCGCGGCCCGCGCACCGGGTGGCGGTCCCTTGATGAAGGCCATCGAGGAGTCGCGGGACGCTTTGAAGGGCGCAACGGGCCGCGCTGCTGAGATGGCGGGCGGTACAACGGATGCTGCGGTTGCGGGAGACAATTATGCGAAGGCCATCGATACGTCATTCAAGCCGTTCGTGAAGTCCGGCATTTCCGCAGCATATGACAATCTCTCTCAGTTGGTTGATCCGAACAAGCTGACGCCACTGCAAGAAACCAAAAACGTGACAGCCGGTATTATCGGCCGCCGCGCGGAATCGTTCATAGACGGGAACGGCAAGGCAGTGGATACGGTGGCTGAAGCCACGCGTCAGGCCAAGGGCCTTACCTTCGACGGCATCAAAGGCTTGCGCACGCATATCGGTGAAATGCTTGACAATGGTGTTTTCCCGGAAGGGATGTCCGAGCACGAGCTGCGCGGTATCTATTCGGGGCTTTCAGCCGATCTAAAGGCGGCTGCGCTAAATGCCGGTGGGCCAAGGGCTGTAGCGGCGCTGGAGCGCGCCAATGAGTTGAACAAGCAGGTTGCCGACTGGAAAGAGGGCATCAAGAAAGTTCTCGGACCAGACAGCAGAAGCGGTGAGGGCATCGCCGGATCAATCATTCGGGCAGCGAGTAATGGAGCGAGCGCCGATCTGGAAACTCTCGCCAAGGCTCGATCCGCAGTCCCCAAGGAAGTTTGGCAGGATATCGCTTCGACAGCGATCGGCAAACTCGGAACGTCTCGGAATGGTGAGTGGACGCCAGCGGCTTTTGCGACGGATTTTCGCAAGCTGTCTGATCGAGGAAAGGCGTTACTGTTCCGGTCGGTGGGCTCTGGCGATGTTTTGCCGTTCCTCAATGACATCGCTGAAGTGAGCCAGAAATTCGTTGACCGTGGGAAACTCGCAAACACATCCGGGACGGCCGGACATAATGCA